TAAAGGTAGCGACGACGGACGATTCATTGGAACTAATGTGCTCAACGAAGCATTCCTTGAGCGATTCCCTGTGACCTTCGAGCAGGAGTATCCCTCACCTGCTACCGAACAGAAGATCCTTAGTAAGATCTGTAAGGATGAAGAGTTCTGCAAGCGTCTCTCTGACTGGGCAGACATCATCCGTAAGACCTTCTATGATGGTGGTATTGAGGAGATCATCTCCACTCGCCGTCTGGTCCATATCGTCAAGGCATACAGCATCTTCAACGATAAGGCAAAGGCAATTCAAGTCTGTGTTAATCGTTTCGATGATGAGACCAAGCAGGCATTCTTGGAACTGTATGATAAAGTCGATGCTGACTTCGTGATGCCCGTTGACGAAACCCCTACAGTTTGATATAATTATGGCTAACTCTTGGTCCTTTCTATTTGATGAATTGAACATGACTAAATCTCTTGGTGAAGAAATCTATGAGGACATGCTAGATATGAATGCAAAACGTGATACAAGTCAGGACTTCTGGAAAGAAGATGGATTTAGTTTGACTGGTAATCCTGCTTCTGCTTCTCCTGATACAATCGTTTTTGGCAGTGGTCTGCCTGGAGGTACGGGTGAAGACCATATCACATTCACCAGCACTGGGTATGATGGACTTGATCTTGGTGACCCTGGTCCCTTTGCCGCACAACCTGTTCCCTACGATAGTTTTTTCAGTGTAGGTGAAGACTCTGTTTCTTTTGATTTGAAAATGTCTGAAACTAAAAACAACAAATACAAATACAGTGAGGATGTAATCCTCAAAGAACTGACCGATTATATTGCTGGCACATACAATCAGCACTATTCTGCTGGTGATGATAAAATCCAAACACTTGATTTGATTGAAGCATGTGGTGATGGTGAATCCTTCTGCCGCAGCAACATCCTCAAGTATGCTTCTCGTTACGACAAGAAAGGCACCGCACGTCGTGACATTTTGAAGATTTTGCACTATGCTGTTCTTCTGATGCATTTCAACGACAAGAATGCACAACGTGAAACCTACCCACAGTGAAACTGAGACCTTCCAATACTATGAAACTGTCCGATAAAACTATCTCTGTCCTGAAGAACTTCTCTTCGATCAATCAATCGATCCTCTTCAAAGAAGGTAGCAAACTTCGCACCATCAGCTTGATGAAAAACATTCTTGCTGAAGCAACGGTAACTGAAGACTTTGCAAAAGACTTCGGTATCTATGACCTCAACCAGTTCCTTAATGGTTTGAGTCTGCATCAAAGTCCCGAACTTGACTTTGCTAATGATGGATATGTTGTTATCCGTGAAGGTAAGTCTCGCTCCAAGTATTTTTTTGCAGATCCTAATGTGATTGTTACTCCTCCTGAGAAAGCAATCAATCTTCCCACAGAAGATGTCTGCTTTGAACTCTCTACTGCTGTGCTTGACAAACTGCTGAAAGCAGCTGCTGTTTATCAACTACCTGACATTTCTGCCGTTGGTGAAGCAGGTGTTGTAAAACTGGTGGTTCGTGATAAGAAGAATGATACTTCTAATCGCCATGAAGAGATTGTTGGTGAGACTGAAAATGAGTTTTGTTTCAACTTTAAAGTAGAGAACATCAAAGTCCTGCCTGGAACATATGACGTAGTTGTTTCTCAAAAACTGCTGTCTCGATTTACCAGTAAGAACCATGATCTTACTTACTATATCGCTTTGGAACCTGACTCTACCTTTGGTTGATGAAACACATCCTTTTTACCCTTCGGGGTTGTCCGTTTGAACTCCTTGATGACAAAGAGTTCATTCGGATGCTTTTGTATAGAGCAACAAAAGAATGTAAAGCGACTTTACTAAACTTGGCAGTACATAAGTTTGATCCGCAAGGTGTAACTAGTATTGCTATGCTTGCAGAGAGTCATATTTCCATTCATACTTGGCCTGAGAAAGGCATGGCAGTTTGCGATGTCTTTACCTGTGGTGATACCGCAGAACCTCAACTTGCTGTAGAATATATGAGAGAGCAATTGAAGGCAACTGATATTGTTTCTCAAGAATTTGTTCGTCCTTTAGAATGATTATGACTCCTAATCCTATTAGTCCTGTAAAGAATACTAGACAGACATACAGCAAATACTTGGAGAAAGTGATTACTGAAGTTCAAGTTCAGTTTGCTGATGAAACTCCTGCATGGATTCCTCTAGAGACCCTTTTGGCGATCAAGAGAACTAACTGATTTATTTTATTATGCGTGATGAATTTCTCTGGGTTGAAAAGTATCGACCCAAAACTATTGAAGAATGTATTTTACCAACAAATATTAAGAAGACCTTCCAAGATTTCCTAGATAAAGGAGAGATCCCAAACATGCTGCTGGCTGGTCCCGCAGGATGTGGTAAGACTACTGTAGCAAAGGCACTGTGTAACGAACTGGGGGTAGATGTCTATGTCATCAATGGATCGGATGAGGGACGCTTTCTTGATACGGTCAGAAATACTGCAAAAAATTTCGCTACGACCGTATCACTTCAAGCAACTGGCAAACACAAAGTCATCATCATCGATGAGGCTGATAACACAACAAACGACGTACAACTCCTGCTTAGGGCGTTT